CCTATATTTAAATTACATGTTTGTAAATTATGAAGTGCTTCATTTATATATTTATTAGGACACTATATATCCTGCAAAGCTTTTATTATAATATCAATATCCTCACAAGTACATTCATATAGAATTAGTACTTCCCAATCATAAATAATGAATTTATCTGTAATCATAACATTTCATCCCATTCAATTGGGATTCCTAAGATTACTGTATCAGCATACCATCTATTAAAAACTATTCCATCATATCCATCTTCATCATCTATAACATCTTTGACATACATTGCTAAATGTTTTTCATCAGCAATACTACTACCCATAAAATCATTATTTCCCATATTATATACATAGACATAGTCATAAAGTTCATTATTATCTAAACTAATATTATGTCTTTTTAATATTTCGTCAACCTATTCTTTAGTTACTGGAGTTTTTCCATGTTTCATCTTAGAAACTGCAAACTAACATAGTTTCTTATTAAAATGTTGTCCGAAATATTTTAAATAACGTTTCATGGATAAAGGTCTATCATCATACAGATTTAGTGATGTTCTAATCATTATTAATAAGAACGTCTACCGCCACGGCGCATACCATAACGAGAACCGTACATATCATCATCATCATATTCTTTATGATGTCTACTTCTTTCCCCGTATTCAGAATCTGCAGAAAGGTCTTCAAAGATAGCAGCGAGACATTCTGAATGTTTTCCTATTTCAGAAATAGCTTTCATAGCTTTTCCAAATTTATCGTCAGTGAATTCTAATACAATCATTTCTATACTAAATTAAATATTTTATCCAACTTAGACTCAAAACCATCAAATCTATTTTCTAAACTTGTTAATCTTTCGTCTCTTTCTTTATCTATTGCAAATTGAGGATTTATTTGTTTAAGAATTTCTTCACAATCCTTTACATTCTACTTATAAGTTTCTATATTATTAAGAATTTGTTTACTATTCTATAAAATATTTTCAACTTCAGTTTGAATACCTTGTTTAGATTCACTTATAATAACTTTTCCGCCATTATAAGAAACTACACTATTAATACTTGGAATAGAATTAAATTCCTAAACTTCTCCTTCGATTTTTACTTTTAAATCAACTGTATTCTATACTCCAACACTATATGGATTCACCTTTGGGTAACTAACACCAATAACCTCTCCAATTTTAAAATCTGGAGTGGAAGTCTTATCCAATAAATAGATAGGACTTCCTTGAGATAAAGCTGAGAACATTATAGTAACTACATTAAATTAGCGTTTTTATCATAATATATCTCATATACTCCAACTTGAGAAATATCGGTACCAGTAGCAGCAGTTCCTCCAACATTAGTTAATGGTTGAGTAAAACTATTGGAAGAGAACAGAATGGGAAGAGAGGTATTAGTAATTTCAGTATTTAATCTAAATAACAATATACCTGTTCCATTAAGAAATCTAAAAGCTCTATTTGGAATATTTATAATTACATTAGTATCTGTTATTTCTACTGAATTACTTTCAAGCATAGGTATTCCATTTCTATTAGCAAAATTAAATGGATAATTAGTTGTTGCTCCAAACATATTCACTCCTTTCTTTAATTAATTCCAGAAACTAGTTTGTCCCCACATATTACCTACATATGGAGTAGCATTAGCTGCTACTATATTAGGCCACTGAACAGGAACTGTATTAGGTTGTTTAGCTGCTAAAACTGCTATCTTATCATTTAAATCATTAAATGCTTTATTGAAAGCAGCAGTCTGCATATCATTACTTATTTGTCCTCTTAATTGAGTAATGATGTCTCCCTGAGTATCTATCTTATTTTGTAATTCTCTTTCTTTAAGATCACAGAATTCTTTAGTAATAAGAGTATTCTAACCAGCAATAGCATTAAGAATATTATTAGTATTACTATCAGCTTGTCTAGTAAGAGTATTAGTCTATTGACAAACTGCAAGTTGATCAGCACTTTCAATTTGAGCCATCTGAAGCTGTGTAGCAGCATGATTTTGAGCACTCTGTAATTGAGAGTTAGCATAATTTTGAGAAGCTAATAAAGTAGCATCAGCGTGATTAGCAGCAGCTTGAGCTTGTAAAGCATTAGTCTAATTAAGAATAGCCAGTCTATTTTCACAGCAGCAATTACATAATTGTTGACTTAAAGAAGCATTACCAGCCTGTATGCTATTAATTACCTGTTGTCCATTCATTCCAACTTGGGCACCAACTGTTTGTACTGCACTTTGAATAGAATTTACTCCATTTTGAACGTTACTTACAGAAGTATTAAGCATAGAAGCTAATTGACTTAAAGCATCAGCTCTACCATTAATAGCTTGAAGAAGAAGATCTCTACCAGCATCATTATTAAGCTGATTAGCTAAGAAACCGGTTCCATTGTTTCCTCCAAAACCGTTTCCAAAATTACCATTGTTTCCAAAAATCCATGGGAATAAAATCCACATGAACATCATCCACATCCAACTACCATTGTTTCCAAAACCACCGTTCTGAGATAAAGCAAACATAAGATTAGGATCCAAAGAATTGTTTCCATCAGGAATAGTATAAATTTTACTTTCAGACATAAATAATTAAATTTTAAATTGTTAAATATTATACTTCATTTCGAAGCAG